TAGGTAAGCTCCCCCGTGGCACGGGGGCCCTCCACTGTTGCAAAGTTAATAAGCAACGACGTCTGGAGGCAGACGCTCTTCGGTCTCGAACCGACAGTGCGGGGCACTGGATCTCACCAAAAGTGGTGAGAACCCCCAATGGACGGTCTCGAACCGTCGAAAACAATAAACTGGGGACATATAGTGGATCCAAACCCATGCGGACAACACCGCAAGCCGACGTGTGCTTTTTGTATTCCTTCTTCTGAAAAGCTTGGAAAGTATATTACGTCGACAGACTGCACCCATTCTAATGGTGGCGGCACATGTGCCGGTCTGACTGTGATATGTGGCCCTAGGCGACCCCGTAGTCGACCTGCAGCAAAAGGTCGACAATGGGGGAACGTTGGACGGAAAGTGGGGGTGCAGAGATGATAAGCTGCGCAAACTCTTCCCACTGCGTGTGGGTTCCACCATAGCGGGCTATGTATGCCTCAACCGGCACAAACAAGCTCGAGCGATCAGTGCGATCTGACTGCACCTGCTGCTTGTAACGTAGATCCGCATCTCGGTGGACGAGTTCGACCCCTGATGGGTAGCGTATGCGCAAGGCGTCCCAAATCAAACTGCTTGGTTCATTCTTGTAGCCTGCGACGACACCACGAAGGTACCGCTCGGCATGCTCAGTGTGGTCCATGCGTTGAAACTCGATGGACGTTAAACCCAGGGTGACGTGTGTTACGTCGCCCCAAACAGCTCCGAAGCCTCGAAAAAATGTACCCAGGCACACTGCCTGTATCCATTCGCCCGAGCCTGTCAACTGTAAGCAATTCTTAAGAAAGGTGGCCTCACCGGGCTCCTCCGAAAGGGAAAAGGTGCTAACACCTCCGCACACGCGCGCAGCCGTTGTAACAGCACGGGCGGCAATGACCCGCATAAACAACGGATCAATCTCACCCCTACCGCGACGATGGCGCGCCTTCTCTTCCAGCTCTAAATCAATAGACAAAGACGCTATAAAAGCGCCGTACCGGAGGGAAGAAAAAATCATCTGCAACAATGTCGTGTTGGCTGTGCCGCTCGGCATTGCGGCGAACCACGGCAACCATGACATGTACACCTCCTTGGAAAAGAGGGGGTGGCGCGCATACCACGTACAGACGAAATCCATGGTGCAAGCTGACATAAGATGATCAAAGCCACACCTGGAATAGAGAGCAGGGAGGATACCAGTCAAAATGGTGGCACCCAAGCTGCTATCAGCTGACGACGCGTCGTCATCGACGAAAAGGACAGTGCCGTTAGCGTTAAAACAGCAACTGCCATCGTCGGAGTGGGTCACCTGCACCACAGATACGCCTTTGCTTGACGTGCTGGTGAACCACTGCGCCCAATGATTGGGCATGCTAACACACAAATGCTGCACGTTAGCTACAATAGGGAAAGGAAAATGGCCAGACCGCGCCATCACTTTACCCACGTCGAGCTCCCCGCAAAACCACTTCTTGACGTTGGACGCATAGCCGAGCAACGCTAGTATGGAAGTGGAACACGCGCCAACAACCCTAGGTGCCTTGCCAAACTTCGCCATCTCGCGTGGTTTAACTTGAAGCTCAACCTTGCCCCTCGCCAGGGCAAGCTGTGATTGACCGATTGAAAAACCGGCCCAGAACTTGAGGCGGAACATCGCCCGGTACAGGAGTTGCTTGGGGTGGGGAAGGTACAGGAAGGACTGCAGCTCATAGAACCAATTCCCGCCCATGCCGGCTGGTAAGTGATAGTAAGCCCACCCGTCGCTATCGACGCGCATGCCTGAATACTTCCCAGTCCCCCAAAGGTATCGCGCCGCAACACCACCACACCCAAGAGCGAATACTCCTGCGGTAGCCCAGATGACCCTGAGCAAATTTTCCCCTGCGAACGCCTGGTAAGTTGGCGCCCGTGCTGCCTCCGCAACCGTCCACGCAACAGCACATGCGAGGGCAACAACGGTGATGGCACCAAGGAAAACGGCACGCGCCTCTGCAGCGCGCGCCTGGCCGAGCGTATGCTTCATCCTCGCAAGGACAACAGCAGCGGCACCCAGCTGGCAAACGGCGTTCCGGACGTCGTCGTTAACTTCCGTCCAATCACGCGTTGCCTGGAGCAACAACTCGGGGTCGCTCACCATCTTCCAACGAGCAATGTGCGTATCAATGTCGTCTTCGATTGCCCTCTTCAGGTCAACACGATGGTTGGATAACTTGGTCATATTGTTGATGATCTCATTCCCTACAACTGGGTCCAAAAACCGTATGGCAGCAGCGATCGTGAGCTGATTCTGTATCAGCTGCACCTCGTTGTCAGCGATAGCGGAAAAACACCGCTTCGATGCTGCTATGCCTAGCTCTGGCGCCCCCGCGTTGTAGCAAATTGGGACCCTCGACTCCTTCACTGGCAAGAAGGCACCAAGTCTTGAATGGTAAGGTATATCTGGCGCTACCACGCCATCGTCAAACCAGGGCATAAGCTCTGAACCTTCCATAAGTCCACAAAGCTCACGTCCCGTCGTGTCATTCACACCGCAAAACTCAAACCTCTCGGAATCAACCAACAACAGTGGCGGAACGAGTGGTGGAGCGGCAGGCGCTAAGGCGACAACGGGCAAATCCGGATTCGGCAACGCCCCAATGACCGGGGGCGGAACAAGAGGAGGACCACCGGGATCTGCCGGCCCCACTGCTGGGATGATTGGTCGCCATCGCCCCCGGTTGTCATAACCGACAGGGTTGGCGGGGCTAACAAAAACACGCTTATTGTAGTCCCTCATTGTCATTCGATCCACGAACGACCCTCCTTCAGCGGATCCTACTACCGCTGAAACCCACGCATCACCGTGGATTCTACTGTGCTGGCCAGACACAGACGGGTCAATTGCCTTCAGCGCAATCAGCCCAGTGACGACATGGTCCTGGCCTGCGGCCATTACCACTCCTAAGGTGTGTAAATACACCTTCATCTGCGTCGTCAAGAGTTCCAGAGGGAACCCACCGCCAGTGCTTCCAAACTTACGCATCAGGGCAGACATGCCCGCAGTGTATGTTTGTTGTGAAACAGGAGAATTGGCAAACTTGTCCAACAAGTACTCCTGGATCATAGGGATAACGACTCCCGTGAAGCTGCCCAAAGCGTAGGCTCGGCCATCTTTCCCAGATATCTGCATCCCGGGGAAGGTCTTAAGGTATGCACAATACGCTGGAGCAACAGATCGCTCGTCACTCCACGTGTTGTAATCGTCTAATGTCTTGACAGACGACGGGGGGGCAAGGAGACGGTACACCCCAACCTGGAGCATCTCATATCCGGCAAGGACGCCGTATGGCCCTGCCTCAGGTTGAACCTGATTGCCCGTCCGCATACCAGCGGCGGGGGGGTTTGGTCGACCGTTAGGTCGAGCAGTGCACATCTCCAGATCTCCGGCGATGCATGCAATCCCACGAACGCCTGGACCAGGCGTGGTGAGATACCAAAGGGGTCGGACACTGTACACTGCGATGAGGTCGGCGGGCCAACCTGGCTGCATCCTCTTCGCGTTGTACGGTTCCGGTGGCTGTGGTGCCGCAGCGGCACCACCTTGATCGGCGTTTTGATCATTGCCGTCGACCACGGGCTGCACAACCGGTGGAATTACATTGGGCGCTACCTGCGCACCGGGTTGATGAACCGGCGCAACTGGTGCTGGGTTGACTTGTGCGACGACAGCTGGTGCCACTGGCTGATGCTGCGCATTGTCTTGTGCGACCTGTACCGGCAATGCCGCCGGCGCAGGTCGGTGTTGTGGGGGGACGTACCCGCGAGCAGCTGCAGCGCGAATCCCAGGTGGATACACGAG